TTATTGTTTTAGTTCATCTAACATTTTCTTTTTGAAATAAGCTCTAGTTACATCATCTAATTGCATATACAATCTAACCATTTCTTGAACATCTTTATCGGCGTTATTAAATTCATCTATTTCAGCTAATATATCAATGAACATATCACCTTCGCCATTTTCTAACCAATTTCTATTTACGTCAAACTCTCTACAAATATCAGATATAACTCGTTCTGTAAAATTTCTAGTACCATTTTCTAACCCAGATAAATGAGAACGGGAAATTTGAATTTTTTTAGCAAATTCGCTTTGTGTAAGTTTTAATTCTTTTCTTAAAGCTAACAAACGTTCTTCCATTTACTCACCTCCTACGGACATTTTAACATTAACAATGTCCGTTTGCAACAAATAAATAATAAATTTGACCATGAAAATATTATTTTTATAGTGCATATAATGTAGGTTTTCTTTTTGAAAAATATTTTTGAAAAAATATTAAAAAACTATTTACAAATGTCCGAAACGGACTTATAATAAAATCAAGATTTAAGTCCTAAACGGACGAAGGGGGTGCAAAAGCAACATGGAAGAAAAGAAAGATGTCAAAGAGTTTGTAAAAATAGCATTACAATTACATTCTATAAATCCTAAACTTTTTGAAGGATATAAAAATAGAATGATAGGAGCTATTGAAGTTCAAAAATTATTACAAAACAAGGAGGTAAGTTAGATGAATAACTTAGTTTTAAAACAAGAAATTGAAGAAGTAACTTTAACAAGTTTAGAAGTTGCTGAAATGTTAGGGAAAAGACATGATTTATTAATTAGAGAAATTGAAGGGAGAAAAGATGAAACAGGAGTAGGAATTATACCAGTTTTGGAAAACGCCAATTTGGTGGTATCCAAATATTTTATACCAAGCACCTACAAATCAGGTACTAGAGAATACAAATGTTATGAAATAACTAAAATGGGTTGCCATATGTTGGGGAATAAACTTCAAGGAGAAAAAGGAATATTATTTACTGCAAAATATGTTGAGAGATTCAATGAAATGGAAAAACAATTATCTAGTGGACAATCTACAAGACAAATAAGTGCAATTGATTTATTTGAAGCACAAGTACAAGCTTTCAAGGAAGTTAAACAACAAATTAATGAGGTTAATCATAAGGCTTTAGAAGCAAAAGCAAAGAGTGAAAAGCTAGAGGAAAGAATGGATAATCAGACACTTTCTACAGCTCAAACTAAGAAACTTAAAAAACTAGCAAATAGTTTAGCAGTTCCTTTAGTTGGAGGAAAAGGTAGTAAGGCTTATGATTTTATGATTAGAAAAGTTTATAAAGATATCTATAGACAATTATTTAGAGAACTTGGTGTAAATGCAAGTGATGAAATAAAAGTAAAAGATTTTAATTTTGCTTTAGATGTTATGAACAACTATAAGATTGCAACAGCTCTTAAAAATGAAATAGACATGCTTAATAATCAAAGCCAATTAAATATTTAGGAGGATTTAATAATGGAACTTTTAACAGTTAAAGAAGTTGCTAAAAAATTAAAAGTAAATCCAACGTGTGTATATGGATTGATGAAAGCTGGACATTTAGAGTATTTGATTTTAGGTAGTAGAAAAGTAACAGACTTTGAATTAGATAGATTTTTAAAAGAATCTCAAGGTAAAGATTTTACTGATATGAATAATGTTAAATTAATTGATAAAGGAAATGATTAAAGATGTTAACTCCAAACGGAAGAATAGTGTTAGGAATAATATCAATAGTTACAGCTCTATATTTAAGTTTGTACTTTATGATTAAATGCCTAGATGAAAAAGAACCAAAGCAAAGCTTTAAATACTTAATACTAAGCACATGCAATATGTTAGCTTTAATATTTGCAGCCAATGTAATTTAAGAGGGAATAAATATGAATTACAAATATATAAAGTCTTTAAAAGCTAGATGTAGCAGCAAAGAGGAATTTGAAGAAATTTTATTAGCTATAGATCAAGACTTAAAATTTAATAAGCTTAGATTTGATAAGCGTATTACAAATGAACAATTTAAAACACTTATTAGCTTAACAGAACGTGTATTTAGGAGGATTATATGAAAAAAATTAATATAGGTTGTTTAGTAACTATAATAGGCTTAGTTGCTATATGGTGTTTCTTTTACTACTTATCTTATAAAGTTTGGTGTTGGTTATGGACTTAGTAAAAGTAGCTAAAAAGATAGCTTACAGAGTACAAGAAAGACTAAGCAAATTAACAATAGACAAGCCTCTAAACGTTTTAATAGAGGAAGAGATAAAAAGAGAGTGCATTGGCACCGACCAAAGTAACCAATGTACTCAACAAAAATAATTTCAGATAAATTTTAACATAAGATAGAGTTAATAGAAAGAGGGAGAGAAAAAATGGCTCAAAGAAGAATGTTTTCTATAAAAATAATTGATTCAGCAAAGTTTTTAAAAATGCCATCATCTACAAGACTTCTTTATTATGATTTAGGAATGAGAGCGGATGATGATGGAATAGTTGAAGCATTTAATGTATTAAGAATGACTGGAGCAACCGAGGATGATTTAAGAGTTCTAGCATCTAAAGGATATATAAAAGTTTTAAATGAAGATTTAGTAACTTATATTTTCGATTGGCAAGAACATAACAAAATAAGAGCAGATAGAAAAATTGATTCATTATATAAAGATTTATTACTTCAAATTATTCCAGAGGTTAAATTAGTAGAACGTAAACAAAGAGCAGATAGAAAGGCAAAATTATTAAACGAGAGTGGGACGTCCCAAAGACAACCAAAGGACTGCTTAGGACAGGATAGGTTAGGACAGGATAGGTTAGGACAGGATAGAATAACAACAGTAGAAATTGAAGAGGTATTAAAGAATTTTAATACTGAAGAGATTGAATCTATTTCAAAGTTTTGTTCTAAAAATAATATTTCTGTTGATGTTGTTGTTGAGAAGTTTAATATTATTAAAAATTTAAAAAAGATTGATAACAGAGTAGGTGCTCTTATAACAGCTATAAAAGAAGATTGGAAACCTAATAAAGGACAAGTTAATAATAACTGTAATTTTAGTCAACGAGATTATGACTATGATTCTTTAGAAAAACAATTATTAGGTTGGGAAGAGTAGGTGGTATTAATGTTTAATATAGGCGATAAAGTTAAATTGATAGATACTGAAAAAGCTAGAGGTAGAGAAAGTGAAGCTTATGAACAATATGGTGTTATAGAAGATATATTTAAAAACTTCATTCTTATAAAATTACCTAATTATAGAACTTGTGCTAATAAGGCTAACATAGGAACAGACGGAAACTTTAAATTGTTAGTTAAAAATGGAGATACTTGGGTTGATATTGGGAGAGAAGCTTTAAAAGATATTGGAACAGTAGGAGCTAATAAAACTAGAAAGCCTTTCCGTAAGTTTAAAAGTAAATAGAAAATTATTAGTGAGGTGTAGGAGAAGATGAAAGCAAATAAGAAAACTTTAATGGCAGTTAAAAATTTTCTACAAGATAGAGATGGATATGATTTAGAGGAAGTAATATGCGATGTAGTATCTGAAATAAATATGCTAAAGGTAAAAGAAATGGGAGATAATACATTATCTTTAGATGAGTGCAGCATAAACTGGGGTGATGATGAAGTTTGTGTTCTTGAAGATTTTTTAAATGATTATACTGAGAAGTTTTTAGAGAAAGTCTGTAAAGTAATAGATTCCTTTGTTGATGAAGATATAGATTATTTTTTAGAGTAGGTGAGAAATTATGAAAAATAGAAAGAAATATCCTAAAAGTTGTGATAAGTGTTCACTTTACCCTATAATGAAAAATTTAGTAACAGCCAACGGATGTGGAACTTGTCCTAATAGAGAGAAAATAGAAAAAGTACAAAAAGAGAATTGTAAATAAGGAGAAAAACTATGAAAAATTTATTTTTAAAAATAAAAGGTTTATTAGGTTTTTGCCAATGTGATAAATGTTGGCATAGATCTACATTAATAATAGAAAACAAAGAAGTTAAATTAAAGAGATATATTTGTGAAAACTGTTTTGAAAAGATTATGAATGTGCTTAGTTCTACAGAAATAGAAGAAGAGTAGGAGGGTAATTATGAGTAAGTATGAAAAAGCTTTAGATGAAGTTTTAGAAAGATCATTTAAGTTTTGTGAGCAAGTAGGTAATTGTGATGCATGTTGTGTATTTGATGAATGTGTAAAAGCGTTTGGAGATAGATCTCCTTGTTTAGATATAACTAAAGAAGAGTTCTTGAAAAAGATTAAAGAAGAATTGTTACTGTATGTGGAGGAGTAAAAGTGAGTATAGAATTAAAGTTTATTTCTGACAATAGAACTCAATTAAAAGCAAGTTATAAGAGCCATAGGGTTCTTATAGAGCAGTTAAAGTTTATAGGAGCTAAACCAACAAAAGAAAGTAGCAGATATTGTTACTTTGAGTTTGAAGGTGATATGGAAAAAACTCAAAGTATGTTAGGACTTTATTAAAATGAGCGATCAAATAAGTTTCTTTGATAAACCAAAAATAAAGTTATTGGAGGATTGGACAAGGCTCCATCCTCTATTAACTAAAAATAGCGTTCATGAGGTTTTTATGGAGAAAGAGGATAGTTATATTGTCTTAATAGATAAAACGTTCTATGGAGTTTATAAGAAGGATACGGAGAGGTGTTAGTTAGTAATGATAAAAATACTAGAGTTATTTGGTGGAATTGGTTCTCCTAGAAAAGCTTTAGTTAACTTAGGAGTGCCAGTAAAAGCAATAGATTATGTAGAAATAGATGAAAAAGCAGTAAGAAGTTACAATGAAATGTTTAAGAAGGATTTAGAATATAAAACTCAATCAGTAGTTGGGTATAATTTAAAACCTGATATATTAATTCATGGATCACCATGTCAAGAGTTTCAGCATAGCTGGCAAACAACAAGGAGCCGATGAAGGCTCAGGAACAGAAAGTAGCCTTATGTGGGAAACTCTTAATATTATTAAACAAATGGGAGTTTGGAAGCCGAGAGTGGTTATTTGGGAAAATGTTAAAAATGTTCTTTCAAAGCATATGAGACATAATTTTAATAGATATTTATATGAAATGAATAAATTAGGATATACAAATAACTTTGAAGTTTTAAACGCAATTGATTTTGGGTTACCACAAAAAAGAGAAAGAGTATTTACTATATCAATGTTAGGTGGAGAAAAATTTAATTTCAAGACATTAGAAAAATCAAAAGCACCAAACATAAAAGAATTTTTAGAAAATACTAAAGATGAAAAATATATAGTGAGTCAGCCTAGTATGATAAAAAAGATTAACTGTAATGATAGTAGTTTTGGAATACAAATTATAGAAGATTTTTGCACAACAATTACAACGAAGCAAATGAGATGTCCTAATAGTGGAGTTGTTGATTTAGGAAATGGGTTATACAGATATTTAACGGAAAAAGAATGCTGGAGATTACAAGGGTATTCAGATGAAGATTTTGAAGCTGCATTAAATGCTCATCCAGGAAGAAAAGGTAAATTAAATGGAATTTTATATAAACAAGCAGGCAATAGTATTCCAGTTACAATTTTTGAAAGTATATTTAAACAATTATTAAAGATTCAAGAAGGTGAAGTAATTGGAAGTGTTAGAAGGACAAGTTAGTGCTTTTGATTTTGTTGAGGATGTTAAAAGAGAAGTTATCCCAAAAGAAAAGAAGATTATCAGTAAAAAGAAAAATATTAAAGGTTTAGAGGAATTTAAAAATATAGAAGGCCAAGCTAGTATTTTTGATTTGGTCCAGGAGCCAAAAGAAGAAATAAAAATTGAATTTACTAAAGAGCAACTTGAAACTATAGAAAAGCTTAAGAAAGAAAAAGAGTGGATTGAATATAGTTTATATGGTAGTGGTAAAGTTTTATTAATAACAATAGAAAATAAAGCTTATAAGGTAAATGATAGAAATAGAACGTATTTTATAAATACAAATGGTGAAATTGATGTTATTGGTATAGGAATTACTAGGTGGGAAAATCCAGTTAAGACTATTGTTAAGGAGGAAGAATAATGAGATTGAGAAAAGATGATCCTGTTTATTATAAAGCAAAAATAAATAAGTTGATTAGAGAAGCTAAAGAAAATAATTTAAATGTAGCTGTGGCTAGGTCATTTTATGAAAGTATTTATTTAGTTTTTGAATCAAAAGAAACTCATGAAAAAGCAAAGGTAAAAATATATGGTTAAGGAGTAGGAGGAAGAGGAATGGATTTTAAAGAGAAAGAACTGGAAAGAGTTAAAGAGTTTTTTATTGAATTGTGGAAGAGAGTAAAAGAAAGTTTGATTTCTTTTTCTGAAAGTGTTATTAAATCGGTTAAAAAATTACCACCTAAGATAAGATATAAATTTTTAAAAAGTTTAAATATTGATAAAGATATAATAATTCTATTTTTTAATAGAGAGTTTGAGGATAGAATCAATCTTGCTAAACAATTAAATATAAAATTAGAAGAGGTATAAGTTGTAGGAGGAGCTATGGATAAGGAATTATTGGATAAGACAGAAGAAAGAGTACGTATTTATTATAGGAAGGATGCAATTATAGGTGGATTAAAAGAAAAAATAAAATTCTTAGAAAATAGTATAGCAATTATTGAAGCTAAGATTGAAAATAATCATTTTAACATACCATCAAATTTAAAAAGTATAGAATTTAGTGAAAGAGTTCAAAGTTCATGTAGTGGAAGTCCTATAGAGCAATCAATGATAAGAATATACGAAGGATATGAAAAGAAAATTGCTAGAAATTTAGAAGAAATTAATAGGTTAGAAAATTTAATAGATGATATAGAAGAAGATTATAAAATTATAGAGTTTAATATAGAAAATTTGCTTGGTGAATATCACAAGAAATTTTTAGAAGATGCTTATAAAGAAAATTTACCAAACTGGAAACTTGCTAATAAATATCATATGAGTGAAGTTTCATGTACTAGAAAGAAAAGAACATTAATGAAACAAGTTATTAAGTGGGAAAAAGAAATGTTAAGTGAAATTTCGTGAAATAAATTGAAATTTTCTGAAATAATTTGAAAAAAGATGATAAGCCATATATAAAAATGTGTGAGATAATATGTATGAGGACAGAGTTGATTGTTTATTGTATTTTGTGTATGAGATACACACCTCCTTTTAAAATTCGGATATATAAAGCAAGGTAGAAATGCCTTGCACATGGAAGGTCTCCAGTTGGGTGTGCAAAAGGTGGTTCGAATCCAATGCCTTCCTAAATTTTGTTTAACTCATAAATTCTCAATACTCTTTTATACTATTAAAGGCAGGATTAAGTCCTGTCTTATGGAAAGTTACCCAAGCGGATTAAGGGAATGACGGCGGTCATAACAAACTGAATAGTTTAGCAAGAGTTCGAATCTCTTACTTTCCACCATTAAAAAATAAATAACCTCTGGATTACTGAAAAGAATCTAGTTTAGACTAGGTTCTTTTTATTTTATTTAGAAAGAAGGTGAAGTGATATGAATGTTTTAGCATGGATTATTTTTATAACTTCAATATTAGGATTAATAGGATGTTTAATAGCTGCTATAGGAAGTAAAGATATAGAACAAAGATTAATTAATTTTTTTAGAGCAATTAGACAAGTGCTAATAATTATATTTACTTTTTATTATATTTTTATGTAAATGTGATATAAGTATATCAATTATTTTGAGAAAGAAGGTGAAACAATGAATTTTGTTGAGCCAATAAGGGATTCTAATAAAGTTAGAGAATTAGCCAATTATTTAAGAAAGTATAGTGAAAGAAATTACATTATGTTTATTATTGGAACTAATTCAGGATTACGAATAAGCGATATATTAAATTTAAGAGTTAGAGATGTTAAAGGAAAAGAATTTATATCTATTAGAGAAAAGAAAACTGGAAAGCAAAGAATATTTCCTATGACACCAATATTAAAAAAAGAACTAAAAGAATATTGCAAAGATAAAGATTTAGATAATTTTCTTATTAAATCTCAACAAGGTTATAACAAGGCTATAAGTAGAGTAAGAGCTTATACAATACTTAGAGAAGCTGGAGAAACTTTAGGACTTTATAACTTAGGAACTCATACTCTTAGAAAAACTTTTGGCTATCATTTTTATATGCAATATAAAGATGTTGTTACATTACAAAAGATATTTAATCATGCTGATCCTTCTATAACTCTTCACTATATAGGAATAGAGCAGAGCCATATTAATAAGATGATTAAAGGTTTTAAAATTTATTAAATTTAACATATTGAGTTAATGTTAAGTGATATTTTTTTAATAAGCTTTAAATTAGCATTAATACAATACTTACATAGGATTATAAGAAGTTAACACTCTATGTATTATGTTATCTTTTTTGCAAGTAATTGAGTCTAATATTGCAATAATATATAATTAAATAAGAAATCTGAAAAATAAATATTGGATAGGGGGAAATGATTTTGGATAATGAATTTGATTATATAAAAATGATAAATGATTTTGGTGATTCAATTAAAAGTGGATTAGAAACGGTAAAGGTTTTTTCTGAAAGTTTTGAACGTGGAGTAAAGAATGTATATAATTTTTTTGAATATTTAGAGAGCATAAATTATAAATATTTATTAAGTAATTTTGAAGAAGGAGTAGAAATAAAGGTTGAAAGTTTAAATAAGTATCTACTAAAGGAAAACTGGTATTTACCCCATATATCTTTAGAAAATATGGTTGATTTATTAAACATAATAAATGATGAAAGATTAGAAGATAAAGAAAAATATAAAGCTGTAGATTTTATTATGCAAGAAATAGTATCTGAGAATATGGATAACTTAAAAAGTAAGTTGAATTCTAAGTTTGAAGAAAGACAATCTATATTTGAAGAAATGTTTAAAGCATATGATGAAAAACGATATATACTTTGTATACCAGTAATGTTAGCGCAAATAGATGGTATATGCAATAAACTATTAGGAGTGAATTTTTTTAGTAAAGAATATAGGCTTCAGGACACTCCTAGAACTAAACTGGTGATAGAAAGAAAAAAAAGTGAAATTAATATAAGTAAATTAGAGGCAGCAGAATTGATACCACTTTATTTTGTAAGTGAATTATTTAAGAAAACAAATGATGAAAATATTCTTAATAGGCACAATATTTTACATGGAACATCATATAAGTATGGAAGTAAATTAAATGCAGATAAGTGTATTGCTTTGATTGGTTTTTTACTTAAAGTTGATGAAATAATTAATGGAGAAATCTATGCCGAAAAAAGTATGTAATTATAGTGGGTGTAATAATCTTATAAATATGAATGAAACTTATTGTAGTGAACATAGAGTAGAGAGCAATAAGGAAAGACATAAGTGTTATAAGGTTAGAAGAAAGGATAAAGAGGAACAAGCTTTCTATAATTCTAAAGAGTGGCGTATAGTTAGAACAACTGTATTAAATAGAGATAATGGATTATGTAAGTTATGTTTAAAAGAGAATAGGATAAGATTAGCAGATGTTGTGCATCATATCATAGAGTTAAAAGAAAGCAGGGAGTTTGGATTGAGGACAAGCAACCTGCTTTCTTTATGTGATTCTTGCCATAAAAAGATACATGCTAAATATAAAAAGGGTATAGTTACTAAGAAAAATACTCAAGAAGAATTATTTAAATTAATTTCTGATGGGTAGGGCTACTCAAAAAAGTTTTACAGAAAGGGAAAAAGGTCGCAGTATCTATGTCAGAAAAATTTTTTTCGGTTTTTGAACTAAAAGGGGGTAATGTTAGGATTGGGAAGAAAGATGATTTCAGTTTCTCAAATTATTGCAAATGGTAATAAGAGCCATTTGACTAATGAAGAAATTGAAAAAAGACAAGAACAAGAAGAGAAATTAAAAAAATTACCTAGAGATAAAATAAGACCACCAACATGGTTATCTAAAGATGGTAAAAGTATTTTTAAGAAAATTGTTAAAGAGTTAGAAGCTGTAGATATACTTGCTAATATTGATAATTATAATTTAGCTGTTTTGGCTAACTCTATAGAAAAATATATAGAATGTACCATGAAGTTAAATTGTGATGAGCTTACAGTAACACATATTAATAAACAAGGTTCTTTAACAACTCAAAAGAATCCTTTGATTTCTATTCAAATTCAATATGCTGATGTTATTAAAAAGTTAGGTGCAGAGTTTGGATTAAGTCCAGCAGCAAGATTAAAAATTATTCAAGAAGCATCTGATATTGATGATGATGAAAAAGCATTTAATAAGGATTTTGGAAATGTATAATACAGTTCTTGAAGAGCTTATTGATTATTCTAATAAAATACTAAATGGTGAAATTGTTGCTTGTAAAAGACATAAACAAGCTTGTCAGAGATTTCTAAATGATTTAGAAAGAATGGAGCATGAAGATTTCGAGTATTATTGGGATGAAGAGGAAGCTCAAAAGATTATTAAGTGGTATAGTTACTGTAAACATTCAAAAGGAGTATTAGAGGGGCAACCAATAATATTAAATTCATGGTCAAAGTTTGTAATTTGTAATATAGAAGCTTGGAAGCATAAAGATACAAATTATAGAAGGTTTAGATTTGCTTTTATCCAAGTAGGGAGAAAAAATGCAAAATCTCAAATGGAAGCTGGAATGGCTGGTTATGAAATAGGAGCAAAAGGGTATAATGCAGCAGAAGTTTATACTTTAGGAGTTGAAAGAGATCAAGCTAAAATTGTTTTTGATGAATGGGAGCTAATGACTTCTAAACCATTAAAGAAGAAATTTAAGTTTACTCAAAAAGAAATACGACATAGAAATAGTAATAGTTTTATGAAGCATTTAAGTAAAAAAGCTGGTAAAACTGGTGATGGTAAGAATCCACAAATGGCTATTATAGACGAATATCATGCACATCCTAATTCAGATATGTATGATGTTATGAAATCAGGTATGATGGCAAGAACAGAGCCATTATTAGTAATAATAACTACGGCTGGAATGGACTACGAAGAAACGGCTTGTTATTATGAATATTTAGATTGTTGTTCAATATTAGATGGAACTTTTGAGAATGATAAATACTTTGTAATGATTTGTGAGCTAGAAAAAGAAGATGATCCTTTTGATGAAGAAGTTTGGTTAAAGGCTAATCCAATTTTATGTACTTATCCTGAAGGAATACAAAGCATGAGGGAAAATGCTAAATTAGCTAAGAATACAAGTAATGAAAAGAAGAGAATAGAGTTCTTTACTAAGAATTGTAATATATATGTTGCAGCAGGAGAAAAAAGGTATGTTGATGTTGAATACTGGAAAGCTTGTAAAAAGGAATTAACCTTAGAGGATTTCAGAGGACATGATTGTTATATTGGAATAGATTTATCAAAATCAGGGGATTTAACTTCAATTGCTTTTGAGTTCCCTTATTTAGATGGAAATATTAGACGATATGCTTTATTTGGACAATCATTTATACCATCAGAAGTAGTTAAAGAAAAAATGATAACTGACAATGTACCATATGAATTATGGAGTAAAAAAGGTTGGTTAATAAAGACAGAAGCTAATGATGGTTTAATAGTAGATTTTTGGGCAGTTCTAAATACTATAGAAAGTATTGTAAAAGAATATGAACTAAATGTTATAGAAGTTAGTTATGACCCTCATGGAGCTGCAATGTTAGTTGGAGAACTAGAAAGAAAGGATTATACCTGCGTAGAATGTGGACAAAGTTGTGCAAAACTAAATGAAGCTACTGTAAATTTTAGAGATTTAATGAAAGTTAAGCAACTTGAACATGATGATAATAAACTTATGACTTGGTGTGTTCAAAATGCAGAGATTGATTCCAACTCTTTTGGAGAAATAAAAATAAGTAAAAAAAGCAGATTTAAAAGAATTGACCCATTAGCAAGTTGTATATTCGCTCATGTTAGAGCAATAACATATTGGAAAAGAGAAAACTTAAATGTGAGTGAATTTGCAGAAGAAGATTTCTTAAAGAAATTATGGGGGAGAAAATAGATGAAGTTTTTTAAAAAGTTATTTAATAAAAGAAGTAATTATGATGAAGAGATTGGTGTTGATATATCTGATTCTAACTTTTGGGAGAAGTTTGGTATTAAATTAAAATTTTTAATATCAGGTAAGAGAGTATTAAAAGAAAATACAGTTTATATATGTACTAAGGTAAGAGCTGAAAGCATAGGTAAATTATCTTTAAAGATTTACAAGGATAGAGAAGAGTATAAAGAACATGAACTTTATTATCTTTTAAGATATAAGCCTAATCCATTAATGAACTCAATTAATTTTTGGAAGTGCTTAGAAGCACAAAGAACTTTAAAAGGTAATGCGTATGCGTATATAGAAAGAGATAAAAGAGGAAAGATAATAGGATTATATCCTATTGATTCAGATAATGTAACTAAAGTTATGGATGATAATAATTTTCTAAGTAGTTTAACTAAAGTTTGGTATATAGTAACTGATAATAAAGGGATTAAACATAAGTTACTTCCTGATGAAATACTACATTTTATTGGAGATATTACTTTAGATGGATTAATAGGAATAGCTCCACTTGATTATTTGAAATGTACTATTGAGAATGGAAGAGCTACTCAGGAGTTTATAAATAAATTCTTTAAAAATGGATTAACTACAAAAGGAATAATTCAATATGTAGGAGAGCTAGACGAAAAGGCAAAGAAAACTTTTATAAAAGAATTTGAATCTATGAGTAATGGTCTAGCAAATGCTCATTCGGTTTCGTTACTTCCTTTGGGATATCAATTTCAACCTTTATCATTAAGCATGGCAGATGCACAATTTTTAGAAAATGCAAAATTAACTAAAAGAGAATTAGCAGCAGCTTTTGGAATGAAGTCATATCATCTTAATGATTTAGAGAGAGCAACATTTAATAATCTTACAGAACAACAGAAAGATTTTTATATAACAACACTTCAACCATCTCTTACTAATTATGAACAAGAGATGCAAGATAAATTATTAAGTCAATACGAAACTTTAAATAATGTGAAAATAGAGTTTAATGTTGACAGTATTTTAAGAAGTGATATAAAAACAAGATATGAAGCTTATAGGATAGGAATTCAAGGTGGATTCATTGAAGCAAATGAAGCAAGAAGAAGAGAAAATTTACCGCCAATAGAAGGAGGAGATAGGTTACTTGTTAATGGAAATATGATTCCTATAGAGATGGCTGGAGAGCAGTATAAGAAAGGTGGAGAAGCTAGTGGGAAATAAATACGAGGATTATAGAAATGAAATTAATCAAGGAAAGAAAACTCGAAATCAAGTAAGAAAAGAAGTAGGATTACCACCTATCAATGGAGGAGATACAAAACTTTTTAATATGGAAAATGCTTTCTGTAGAAAGATACAAGAAAGAAGGTGAAAAGGTGGAACATAAGGAAGTTAAAAGAGAAGTAAGAAATATAATTTCAAATTTTGAAGCAAGGTCAAATGATGAAACAGGAGTTAAAACAATATCAGGTTATGCATCAAAGTATAATGTTGAATCACAAGTATTAAGAGATTGGTGGGGAGATAAGTTTGTAGAAGTTGTTGCTGAGGGAGCTTTTGATAATAGTTTAAGAAACAATACTATAAAAGCCTTATATAATCATAATACTGATAATGTATTAGGTTCAACAAAAAGTGGTACTTTAAGGTTAGAAAGTGATTCAGTAGGATTAAGGTTTGATATTGATTTACCTAATACAACAGTTGCCAATGATTTATATGAAAGTGTAAAGCGTGGTGATGTTGATGGTACTTCCTTTGGATTCAAGGTACTTGATGATAAATGGAGTAAAGTTGAAAAAGATGGTGAAGAAATAATGAAAAGGACTTTATTAGAAGTTGAGTTATATGAAATATCACCAACACCATTTCCAGCTTATGAAGATACTGAAGTAGATTGTAGAAGCTTAGAAAAAATAAAAATAAATGCAAAGAAAAAAGAAGAAAAAAGAAGTAATTTATTAGAGCTTATATATTGTTAAAGCTCTTTTTTTATTATTTAAATTTAGGAGGATTTTATAAATGAAATTATTTGAAAGATTAAAAGAGTTAAGAGCAAAGAAGAAAGACTTAGAGGAAAGAAGAAAAGGAATAGTAGAAGAGATTAGATCATTAGCTAAAGAAGAGAAGGAAGAGGAAATAAGAAGTAAGGCTATTGAAAGAGAAAAGATAGAGGCTAGAATGGAAATAATTGAGGAAGAAATAGAATCAGTTATGGAAGCTATTGAAGAGGAAAGAAGCAACAGTAACTTTTCAGGTGGAAGAGTTTTAGGTGGAGAAGGTTCAAAAGAAGAAAAAAGAAGTTTACAATTAAGTGCAATGAGTAAAGTTGTAAGAGGAATATCTTTAAGTGAAGAAGAAAGAGATGTTATGTCAGCAACAAATAATGGAGCTGTAATACCTCAAGAATTTGTTAATGAATTTGAAAAATTAAAAGAGGGTTATCCATCTTTAAAATCATATTGTCATGTAATACCAGTAGCAAGAAATTCAGGAAAGTTACCTGTAAGAGCTGGGGGAAGTGTTACTAAACTTGCAAATTTAGAAGAAGATACAGAATTAGTTAAGGCCATGATGAAAACTAAACCTATGTCATATGATATAAATGATTATGGATTACTTGCACCGATAGATAACTCATTACTTGAAGATAGTGAAATAAACTTTTTAGAATTTGTAAATGAAGAGTTTGCAGAATATGCAGTTAATACTGAAAATAGCGAAGTAGTCGATCAAGCTAATAAATTATTAGCTACTGAAGAAGTAAAAGATTATATAGAAATGGTTGAGAAAATAAATTCATTAGTTCCTAATGCAAGAAGTAGAGCGGTAATTGTTACTAACTCAATAGGTAGAGGATATTTAGATGGATTGATGGATAAGCAAGGTAGACCACTTTTAAAAGAATTATCAGATGGTGGAAGTTTAATATTTAAGGGAAGAGATGTGGTTGAATTAGACTCAACTACATTTAATACAGGAGAGGAAATCAAGTTTATAATTGCAGATTTAAAGACATTAATTAAATTTATGGATAGAAAACAATATTTAATAGATCAATCAAAAGAAGCTGGATATACTAAGAATCAAACTATAGCTAGAATTATAGAAAGATTTGATGTTGAATCACCATTAAAAAAATCAGAAGATGCAGCAGTAATAAGAAAATTTGGATTAATAGTAAAAGTAAATGAAGCTAAAGCGTAGAGTGATTAAAAATGAGCTTGGAAGAATTAAAAAAATATCTATGTATTGATTGTGATGAAGATGATGATCTTTTATTAGGTCTTTTAGAAGCAGCGGAAGAATATTTAACAAATGCTGGCGTGAAAAAAGATTATAGAAAGAAACTTTATTCATTAGCAGTAAAATTACTTGTAAAGAACTGGTATGATGATGAAGAAAGTATTAGTATTGGCAATAAAAATGATAAAGCTCAATTTGCATTAAATTCAATAATAACTCAATTAAAATATTGTGGTGATAATAATGTCTAGGCTAAGAGAAAGAATATATATAAAGAAAATAGAAGAAGTAATTATTAAAGGGAGAAGGCAACCACCAGGGGAGCCAACTCCTTTTTATGATTGTAGAGCAAAAGTATTAGATTTATATGGTAAAGAATTATATGAAGCTATGGCTATGAAATTAGAGAATACAGTAATATTTAAAGTTAGATATTGCAAAAAGTTAGAAGAGCTTAGGAATAAAGAAAATTTTATAGTTGAGTGGCAAGGGCGACAATATGAAATATATTATCCTGATTTCTTAGGATATAAAAAAGATTTTATAAAGCTAAAATGTAAAGAGGTTTTATAAATGAGTAATGGATGGGAAATAGAATTTGAAGGTTTAGATGAACTTATTAAAACTTTTGATAAATTAGCCACAGAAGATGAAAATGAAGCAGTTCAGAAAAAAATATTAAAAGAATGTGGTGATTTGGCTAAAAGAGCTGTAATACCATTAATTCATAGAAGTAAAGATAATAGTAAAAGTGGAAGAAAAGGAAGTAGACCTCCAGGGCATGCAGCGGATAATATTCCAGACCCTAAGATTAAAAAGAAAAAGGATGGATTGCAATGTATTGTAGGATGGGAGAAAACAGATGTAAGCCAATTTTTTTATATGAAAATGGAGGAATGGGGAACAAGTAAAAGACCGCCTCATCATGCTTTTGGAAAAGTAAATAAAATATTAAAAAATCAATATGATAAAATTGCTTTTAAAAAATATGATGAATTAGTTAGAAAGAAATTAGGTGATTAAAATGGATGATGAATTTGATATTATTGCTTTAGTATGTGATTCATTAGAGAGTTTAGATGTTCCAATTATAGAAGGTTGGTACGATAAAGAACTTAATAAAACTCATATAACAGTACATGAATATTTAGATCAAGAAGATGAATTTGAGGATGATAATCCAAGTGAAATAGAACATAATATCCAAGTTGATATTTGGAGTAAGGATGGAATTGAAGCTAGTAAATTTAAAAATAAAGTAAAACAACTTTTAAAGAAAAATAATTTTAATTATGACAATGGACAAGATCAGTATGAGCCTGATACAAAAATATATCATAAAGGATTAAGGTTTAGTTATATAGAAATTTTATAACTAAAAGAAAGGAGTTAATATGGCAGAAGATAATAAAGTAGTTAATACAAGAAGATGTGGTTGTAAAGATATATATATAGCTTTAGTTACAGCAAATACAGCAACAGAATATGCAGCAGAAAAGCCTATTAAGTTAGGGAGGGCATTAAATGCTAAAGTAACAACTAAAAAAAGTGTGGAATCAACAGAGAGCGACGATGCTATAGAAGAAACTTTTGAAAGTTTTGATAGTGTGGAAATTGAGTTTGATGTAAATAAACTTAATCCTGAACAAAAAGCTATGTTAAGAGGAGCAACATATAAAAAAGGATATTTAATTAATAATACAAATGACCAAGCGAAAGAGATAGCTATCGGTTGGAGAGCTAGACAAACAAACGGAAAATATGAGTTTGTTTGGCATTATTGTGGTAAGTTTAATGGTGGTTGGGATGATAACTATGAAACTAATGGTAAAAAACCTAAGACACAAACGGATAAAATGAAAGGTACTTTCTATGGTAGACAAAAGGATGATAATACAAGTGTAGAAGTGGATGAAACATTTTTATTAGAGGAACATGCGGATGCTAAAAGTGCAATTCAAAATTGGTTTTCTAAGGTTCAAGAACCACCAACCGAAGCTTAATTAAAAAGGAGGATTAATAATGAATATAACAGTAAAGGGAAACCAATATAATAGTGGTAAGATGTTAGTTAATAAGTATGAGGCTTATACCACAGCAAGGGATATTCTTACAGAGAAAATATTATTTGATATAAGTGATATAAATTTAATGGTAGATACGTTAGTAACTGTATTTGATAAGCAATTTACTGCAAATGATGTAAAAGAAGATATGGAAATTGATGAGATAATATTTAATTTTGGTAATATAGACTATGAAATTTTACAAAAAGTAGATAAGAAAGTTACTAGGGTGGGGAAAAGTTTTACGAAGGGCAAGAAGTTCAAGAAATAGGAATTTCTTGCCTTGATCTTTTCACTAATAAATTTACTATAAGAAAATATAAAAGATATATAGAAATAAGCAAAAAAATAAGAAGAGGATTAGAGAATGATATAAATCTGATTTGTAAGTTTTTAATGACTTTCTTTGATAACCAGGTATCTATTCATGAATTAAAAAATATAGATGTATTTGATTTGTTAGAATGTTACTTAAGTATAGAGATGTATATAAATAATATAATAATAAAAAGAATAGTTGATATATTTGGTGAAAAAGTAGAATATGAAGAAAGTGCTTTTGATGAATATGATGAAACTGAAGGTGTTAGTGATGAAGAATTAGATAACTATGGTGATTATGAAGAAAATCAAATAGAGATTTTAGATAGTATTGTAAAATATTCTATAAAAATTTATAGGGATAGTTTAAATACAATATTAGATATGGATTTATTAGAATTACTAGATTATATAGAAAGTGATATCAATAATAATGATAATGAAGGAGAAGAGTTTTAAAAGTCTTCTCCTTTTTATTTTGGATGAAAGGAGGGGATTACTATAGGGGCTAATGTAAAAATAAATGCAAATAGTTCGAGCTTTCAAAAGCAAATGAAAGAAATGGCTCAAGAATTAAAGAAGGTTGGAAGTAGTTATAACTTAGCCAATACACAAGCTAAATTGTTTGGTAGTAGAACTGACTTATTAAAAAGCCAACAATCGGAATTAACAGCTAAGATGAAGATACAAAATAATATGATAAAAACACAAGGAGAACATTTAACTAAATTAAATGGCGATTTAGATAAGCAAAAATCCAAACAAAGTGAATTATCTAAAAAAATAGAGGATACTACAAAAAAATATAAAGATAGTGTAGAAGCAACTGGTAAGAATAGCAAGGAATCTAAAGAGTTATCTAAAGAACTTAAAATGTTAAAAGAAGAATATTCTAAAAACGATAGAGCTATAGATAGTAATATTTCCAAGTTAAATAATGCAGAAATTAAACTTAATAATAGCAAAAAAGCTTTAGAAGAAAATAAAAAAGCTTTAGAAAATATAAATAAAGAATTAGATAAAACAAAAATAGATAAATTTTCAGAAGGACTTGGAAAAGTTGGAGATAAAGCTGGTCAGATAAGCAATAGAATGAAACCAGCCTCAATTGCTATAACTGGTATTGGAACAGCAATGGGTTACTCGGAAATGAAGTTTGAAGATGGAGTTGCTAATATTAATACTTTATTAGATGATTCAAGTCATTTAGAAGGATATAAAAATAAAATAATAGAAATATCTAATGATACAGGAAAAGAGTTAAATGATATTACTGATGGTATGTACACTTGTATTTCTTCTATTGGAGATGGCGGAAAAGAAACAGAGAAAATATTTGAAACCATGGCTAATAGTGCTAAAGCTGGTGGTGCAGAAACAAACGATGCTGTTGCTTTAATTAGTGCTGGGATGAAAGGATATAATCAAGTAAATGACGAAACTGCAAAGAAAATTTCTGACTTAGCATTCCAAACAGCTAAATTAGGAGTAACAACTTTCCCTGAAATGGCTAGTAGCATGAAACCTTTATTTCCTTTAAGCTCAACATTAAATATTAGTATGCAAGAATTGTTTGGTTCAATGGCTACTTTAACAGGTGTAACAGGTAATACTGCTGAAGTAAGTACGCAAATGAAGGCTGTATTTAGTAACTTGATCAAACCAACTACAGATATGGATAAGTTAATAAAGAAATATGGTTATAGTAACGGACAAGCCATGATAAAAGCTAAAGGACTTACAGGAGTTTTACAGATTTTACAAAAAGAAACTGGTGGACAATCTGACAAGTTAGGTAAGTTATTTAGTAGTACAGAAGCACTTACAGCAGTTACAGCACTTACTGGAACACAATTTGATAATTTTAAAGATAAAACAAAAGCTATGAATGATGCTTTAGGTTCTACAGATAAAGCTTTGGAGAAGATTAATAATACAAGTGGAAATGACTTTAGAACATCAATAAATATGGCTAAAAATAGTTTAGTTGGATTTGGAGAAATATTAGCACCTTTTATTTCTATAGGAGCTAAAGTGTTAAGCACATTAACTAAAGGTTTATTAGGGTTATCTACAGGTCAAAAGAAGTTGATTGTTGGCTTTGGAGCAACATTTGTTGGAGTCAATATCTTACTGGGTGGATTTAGTAAATTATCAAAAGGGATAAAAGATAATATAAAATTTACAAAAGATATGATTAAAGTAACTAAAAATGGAGCTAAAAAAGTAAAAGAGTTTGCTAAAGCTACTAAAGAAGGAACTAATATAATTGGAAAGTTTGGTAAAGGTGTAATTAGTGGTACTAAAACAGTAGCTAATTTTACTAAAGCAATAATATTAAATACTGCAAGTGGAGTTAAAAATGGGGCTATTTGGGTAGGAAATAAAGTTAAAATGTTAGCTTATAAAACAGCTCAATTAGCTGTAACTGGAGCAACAAAAGCTATGACATTAGCACAAAAAGGATTAAATATAGTAATGGCTATGAATCCTATTGTATTAGTAATTGGATTATTGGTAGCTTTAGGTGCTACATTTGTTATACTTTACAATAAGTGTGAATGGTTCAGAAATGGAGTTAACAATGTTTGGAGTTCTATAACTTCAACCTTTACTAAATTTGATAACTTCTTTACAGGAATTTTCACTAAAGATTGGACAGAAAACTTAGGATTATTAGGAGTTCCATTAAATTCTTTTTTAGGAACCGTAGGAGCAATATGGAATGGAGTTAAAGGTATATTCAATGGTATATTAACATTCTTACATGGAGTATTTACTGGAAACTGGGAAGAAATATTCCAAGGACTAGGAGATATAGTAAAATCTATTTTTGGAACTATAGGAGGAGTAATAAAAGCCCCAATTAATGCGGCTATAAGTGGTATCAACTGGGTTATAAGTAAAATTAATACCATAAGTTTTGATGTACCTTCGTGGATTCCTGGTATAGGTGGAAGTCATTTTGGAATAAACTTACCGACTATTCCAGCACTTGCTGAAGGAGGAATTGTAACTAAAGCAACAATGGCGTTAGTTGGAGAAGGAAAAGAGCACGAAGCTGTTATACCATTATCTAAATTAGATAAATTAGTAACATCTAGTGTTAAGGCTGTATTGAATAGTTATATTAGTAAAAAAGATAAATATACACCTACAGAAGGACCTAAAATATTTAAAATAATAGTTCCTGTAGATGGGAAAATACTTGCAGAGGTTATTGTGGATAGTAATGGTAATGTATTAACTAAAAAAACTAAAGGGAGAGCAATAGTTAGGGGGGAAACAGCTTGGTAGATTTATTTTTTAATAATAAAAGTTTAAGACGAAATTTTAAAGTTAGTATAGTAAAAAGACCTCCAACTATGTTTTCTATTAAGAATAGAAGAAAAACAGAAGTACCAGGTAGAGATGGCGATTTATATGAAGATTTAGGAGGACAAAAAGATATAACTTTTCCTGTAGAATGTAATTTTATATGTTCTCCAAATGAAATAAGAGATAGATTTAGATTATTAAAAAGCTGGTTAAAAAATATAGAGGATGATAAATTAATATTTACAGATGATCCTAATTGGTTTTATAAAGTTGTTGATATAAATATAAGTTCTATGGATGTTATAAAAAAAAGAAAAGGACATTTTATAATTAACTTTACTTGCAGAGGATATCAGTATAAGTTAGATGCAGACGAATTTATAGAAGTTCCTAATGGTATGATATTATTTAACGAATATGATATAGCGAAACCATTGATATATTTAGAGGGAAATGGAAAAGTTGAAATAAATATAAATAATAAAGTTTTTGAAGTGTTAGTTAATGAGTTTGTATATATAGATTCTGAATTAGAAGTTGTATACAAGCAAAAAGATGATGATCCATATAATTTAGATATTGGAGATTATCCAGTTTTAGTACATGGAGAAAATACAATATCTTATAGTGGAGATTTAGAAAAATTTGAAATTAAATTCAGATGGAGATGTGTATAATTGCAATATTATAAAAGTAGTAATACTAATTTTAATAAAAATGGTGATATAACACTTCAATTAAATAGTGGAACTTTAAGAGTAGAATTAAATACTGGAATAAATGAAATAGAATTTGAAATTCCTTATGATAAACAGAAGAGATGGGAGAAAGTTAATGAATGGGGAGTTGTAAAATGTAAGGTTTTTTATAGTAAAAATAGACAACTTTATAGAATTTATAATGTAACTAAAGGTATGTTTGGACTAAAGTGTAGTGCAAGACATATCTTTTTTGATTTAATAAAGCATACTATTTTAGATAATAGAGCTGTTGCAACTAATGGACAACGAGCTTTAGATATAATTTTAGATGGAACTAATTTTAAAGGACATTCAGATATAGAAAAGATAGCAACAGCTTATTTTGTTAAACTTAATGCAATTCAAGCCATAAACGGAGATAAAGAGAATAGTTTTAGAAACCGTTGGGGCGGTGAAATGCTTTATGATAACTTTGATATTTATGTTAATACTAGAATTGGTAAAGATAATGGTATTAGGATTAAATATAAAAGAAATATGGAGGATGTAAGTTTAACAGTAGATAGAGATTCTATAATAACTAAAGGATGTCCAGTTGCATATGATGGGAAAATGTTACCTGAAAAATATATTTGTAGCCAATTAATTAATAAATATCCTATAGTTTGCGAAGGTTTTATTGATGTAAGTGATTTAAAATTAAAAGACCCTGAAAATCAAGATGATGAAGGTTTTGATACAGAAGAAGAATTATATAATGCTATGAGAGAAAGAATGGTATATTTATATAATAATGGATTGGATAAACCTAAGGTAAGTGGAAGTGTTAAGTTAGCAAATCTAGCTAATACGATAGATTATAAAGATTTTAAAAAACTTGAAAGAGTTGGTATTGGAGATACGGTTACAATAGACCATGAGGAAATTGGAATTGACATAAAAACAAGATGTATAGTAATTGAATGGGATTTAGTAACAGAAGAAATTATAAATACTGAGTTTGGAGATGTTGAAGTAAATTATTTTGATAAACAAGAAATTGTTAATGGTAAATTAGAAAATATATTAAATAATAATGGTACTGTTAATCCAAGCAAGATGGAAGGAATTATAGATGCATTACAAACTAAATTTAAAGCACTTAGAGATGTGGCTCAACCTCAACATGTTTTGGGAATGTTGTTTGAGGATAAGATAAAAGGTTCTAAAACCTATGGGGCTTGTGCTATAGGTTCAATGGGATTAATGATAGCTAGTAAAAGGTTACCAGATGATAGTGATTGGGATTGGAATACTTTTATTGGCGGTGGCTTTGCCATGGCAGATTGGCTAATAGGTAAGTTAAAAACAGTTCTTATTCAAAATATGGATGCTTCTTTTGAAATTGATTTAAATAAACCTGGAGGAGCTTTATTTAGAAACAATGGAAAAGATGCTATATTAATCGAAAACAATATGATTAAACTATTTAATTGGAAAAAGAATGGAGACTTCATAGGTGGCTTAATGGCACTAATTAAAGGAGATGATGAAAATAAACCCCTTATAGGTTTATCTAATGATATCGATAGTGCTTTAGCTTTAGGATATGCAAAAAAAGATTCTATTAGCGTACCTTCGTATATCGAATTTGATAAATACAATATTTTAGAAGATTCAGGTGGAAAGCCAGTAAGAATATATGAAGAAGTAGATTTTAAAGGAAATAAAGTTTATAACATAGATATTCGTTCAGATAATGGAGAAAATAATCTTTATGTTGGAGACCATTATGTAAATATTACAACTGAAAACAATGAAATTGTAGTATCAAATGATGGTATTAGAATGGGGAAAGATAAATCTTTATATTATGATGCTAGAACTGGAGAATTGAGATGCAATGATATAGTGTTAAATGGTGTTATTAAAAATACAAGTGGTACTACTGTATTTGATCCTAATGCTCCAATTGGCGGAGGAGCTGATGGAGATTGGCAAAATGGTGTAATGAGTTCTAATTGCTTTAGATACCTAAAAGGTTATGAAGGTTTAGGTAGATATGAATATCGAGATAGTGGTGGTGTTCTTACCATTGGTTATGGGGTAACTCATAGTGAACCCGATATATACGCTAAATTAAAGGCTAATGAACCAGTTCCAGAAGAATTAGCAGCTAAAGAAAGTTATACATTAAAAATTAATAGATATGGTAAACCTATAGTAAATAAAGTTAAAGCTTTAGGTTGCACAACTCAACAGCAATTTGATGCTTTAGTAGATTTAGCTTTTAATGCAGGAACTGGTGTTATAGGTGCTAATAATAGTCTTATGAATGCTATAAGACGAAATCCAACTGATGAAGCTTATATAAGACCTATATGGGAAAATTTCTATATACATGATGATGCAGGGAATAGGTTAGAAGGTTTAAGACTTAGAAGAATTGCAGAAGCAAATATATATTTCCAAGGTCGTTATGAAAAAAGACAAATTCCTATACTGGGTAGAAATGGGAATCCAACTGGAAGTGTTGTTACAGAAAACAATGGAGATGGATGGTTACCACCTCGAATAGATTCTACTGGTAATTTTAAAACAGTAAATAATGCTTATGGTAACGGATGGATTATTCCCGTTACTGGTGGACAAGTAACTGCACTCTTTGGACATTATCCTAGTGGTGCTCCACACAGTGGTACAGATTTTGGGATTCCAGAAGGTACTCCAGTAAGAGCTAGTAAAAGTGGAACTGTTATTAAAAAAGCTGAATTAGATTATAGTTATGGATATCATTTATTTATAGATCATGGCGATGGTTTAGTTACCATCTACGCTCATAACTCAGAATTACTTGTAAATCAAGGAGATACAGTAAGAGCAGGACAAGTTATAGCTAAGTCAGGCTCAACTGGCAATTCGTCAGGCCCACATAGCCACTGGGAACTTAGAGTTAATGGTACACCAGTTGATGTAGCTCCTTCTTTAAGAATTGGAGATACAGTATAAGAGTAGATTAATTTCTACTCTTTTTTATTTAGAAAGGAGGGTATTATGCAAGATATACAACATATAGAACCTAAAAAAGTATATATAAATAGGGATGAATTGATTGAGATAGAAGCAATAGAGCATGATATTAAAACACGCTTTATTGACTTTAAGTTTATATCAATTAATAAAGTTTTAGATATAAGTCATTCTTTAGTTGAAATATATGCTTTAAATCAAAAGGGAAATGAGATTTTTAATAATTTAAATATAATAGATGGACCTAAAGGATTAGCAAGATTGGAATTAACAGATGCTTTATTAGTGCCAGGGACTACAGAATATATGTTGAAAATAAGAACAGAAAACGGTGGTATTCTTAGTTCTAATAAATTTAATTTAATAGTTCACCCTGATTTAATGACAGGTAATGCTATAGAAGGAACTAATGAATATACGGCACTAGATGAAGCTTTAAAGTCAATTGGGAATATAAATGCTACTGAAGTAAGAAGTAAAGAAAATGCTTCTAACATAGCTAAAATAACAGAAAAATTAGATTATACAGCAGAAAGAATGCAAGATAATACAGAAACTATTATTTATAATCTTAAAAATAAGGAAGGTTCCTACGGAGATTGTATAGTAATAAAGGCAGATGATGGAACATTCTCTATGATAGATTGCTTCATGGAAGAAAATTTTCAAATAATGATTCAACAACTAGATAAAATTGGATTAACAAAGTTAAAATATCTTTTTATAACTCATGATCACTCTGACCATATTGGAAATGCTCCTAAAATAATTGAAAAATATAGACCTGACTTTATCGTTTATAAAGATGGTATAGATTATTCAAGATTGCCAAGCGTAGAGCAAGAATGGGACACTAAAGGTTACCATGATAGAATGTTAGAAGCAGCAGATAGATTTAATGTTCAAAAAATAGTTGCTAATGACCAGCAGTTTAGGATAGGGAAAAATGATTATATAGAAGCTTTTGCAAGTAAATTCTATGACTATACTAATGAAAATAGTATGAGTGTTAATTATCTTCTAGTATCTCATGGAACTAAAAGCCTATTTCCTGGCGATAGTACAACAGCTACTGAAACACATCTGCAGAATAGAATAGGTAAAATTGATTTATAAACTTTCTCATCACGGAGCCGACGGTGGAAATAGTGATAAAAGATTTGAAGAATTACAAGCTAGGTATTGTTTAATAGATAGATTAGATGTTTATAAGAAAGACATTATAAAAAACTTTGCTTTAAAATGTCTAAAATATGGCGGTAAAGTTTATTCAAATGATAATAACGATATGACAGTATTTAAAATAGCAAGGGGTGCTATTTATCCATGTTGTCATGAATATAAATTACCACTTCAATTCCTTGATTACTATAGTGGGAAATATAAAATGACTAATGAGGCTGGAGGTATTGCAACTAAAGGAATATATCCTTATAAATCAGACTTCTACTTTGTAAAGGATGATGGATTTATAGCAACAAATGAATGGATAAAACATGATGGAGTTGATTATCACGCTAGTAAAACTGGTGCTTTAGATAGAAACTGTTTCATACAAGGAACTTTTAACGAAAAGCCATGCTACTATTGGATAGATGAGAATTGCAAAATGGTTACAGGACCTAAACTTATTTATTATAACAACAATACTTATATAATTAAATCTAATACACTAATGGCAGAAGAAGAGTTTTATGAATACCAGGCTAACTATTATTATGCTGGTAAAGGTGGAGCATTAAAGAAGAATGAATGGCTTTATAAAGATTCTAACTATTATTGGCTAAAATTTAATGGGGTAATGGCTAGTGAAGAAACGCTTTTTATTGAAGGTAAATGGTATGATTTCGATGGAAGTGGAGTATGTACTAATCCAAGTGCCGGAAGAGACACAAAGAATAAAGAATAGAAAGGATTTAAATTAATGAAAGAAATAATAATAAATGTAGATAATTACAATAAAAATTCTATAAAAACTATAGAGGGAGATAATTTAAGCGAGGTATATAAAATATATATCTGTAAAAATAAAAGAAGAGTTAATTTAACAAATAAGATAGCTATAATGGCTTACGTTAATGAGTATGGAAGTAAAAAAAGTAACATTTTAGCATTAAATATTGCTAATGCTGCTGAAGGTGAAATTGAATTACCTATAACAAATGTAATTTCAAATGAAAATGGAGTATATGCATGTCAGATTGCAATCTATGGAGAGAATAATTCTTTAGAACAAACAGCTCCATTTTCTTTAATAGTAGAAAATAATATATTCTCTAAAATATCTAATACTGCAATAAACTCTACTGATTTTTATATTTTAAGTGAAGCGATAAAAACTACAAATTCTTATGCTGAAAAGCTTAAACAAGGAACAGAAAGTATAGAGTTACAATATGCTAGTAAATTAAATGAAAAACTAGATAAAGATGGAATTGTGACTATGGCAAACATGGGTCAAGATGTAAAAGAAGCTATGACAGGTGGAAGTGTTGCGGTAGTCGGTAGAAATTCTGTTCTTAAAGAAAATATAGTAGACGGGCAGGTTAGCATTGAGAAACTTGATCCAATTTTAAGTGATACTATAAATAAAGATAGTTGGGAGATTCTATCTCCACATTTAACAGATTGGAGTATTGATGATAGTGATAAAAAACTTATTATTAATGGTATAACTAGATTATATGTAAAAACTAATAATGATGAAGGTTTTCCTAAAAGAATAGCCCATACAGGTTCTTTAGAAATTCCTAGCCAGTCATGTGCGTACGTAAATTTAACTCTAAGTAAAGACGAGTATAATATACAAGTGACTGATAATATGTATTCTTTACCTGTTAAGAGCATAATTTTATTTTCTAACTATTATGGGATAATAGGAGGAGCAATGGCAGGACACCTTATAACTAAAGACTATAAAAAAGATATAGATAATTTGAGTAAAAAACTAGAATTAGATACAAAAACTAATATTACATGGTTTAAAATGGATACTAAGCCTGTACATTGGAATGAAGAAAGTAAAACTTTAACATGGGAAGGAGATTTAGTGGCAGTATTAGGATATGCACCACCATACTTTAAAAATAGGATTAAAGTAGCAAGTGGAAGTCATACATTTAAAGATACTGCTTACTCTGTTATGTATTTAGACATCACAGATGTAAGCAGTGATGACCTTAATGAACCTACTTGTATTAAAAGTGGTAATTATTTTACAGAAGACGGATATACTCCTAGTCCTACTAGTATTCCAATAGCTAAATACAATGCAAACGACGGAGGGTTTAAATTAATAAACTTTGTGGATTTAGACACTGTAAACACTGATAATGTACCTGAGGAACTAAGTTTAGATACAAATGTTTATTTAAAAGTAACCAAAGATAAATTAGAAATTTATAGACAATGTTTTAATAAAGAATACTATACTTGTCAAACATTTGCTCACTTTGTTTCAAGCGATTCAGATTGTGATATTTGGAAGTTAGCCGAGGTATACATTTGTAAGAAAAATGAGTTAGATTTTACTTTAGCATTTGAACAACCCCTAGTTATAAACGGAGAGTGGGAATGTGCTATAAAAGAAGAGGGGCAACCCGACTTTATAGGTGGGTTAATACATGGTGATGAACATATGGAAGAAATAAAAGTTATAGTTGATGGTAGCCCAATAGATTTGAGTAATTATAAAACTTATATATGCAATAACATAACTATAATAGAAACTAGTAGCTTATATAGATGTAATAGTAAAAAAAATGAAAAAGTTGCTACTCATGGGAAAAAATATTCAATAGACTTTAAAAAATTAATAGTTGGACAAGTAATAAACTGGGAAAAATCTTTAAGCTTAGAAAGTAGTTACTTATGTATGCTTCCTGTCGCTAGACAATATATAGGAACAGAAACTTACATTACATCAGAAGGAGCAACCGATTTTGATTACAAGGTGCTAGATTTAATAAAAAATCACTCCAATATAGATAGAAAAAAAGGAGTAAAATACGCAGAGATTTGGAATAAAGAAAAAGGATACCAATTTTATGCTAGAGTTAAAACATTGGAAAGTAATAATTTAGAAGAAAATGCGTTTTTCTTTGCTAACGCCCCTCAATATAACAAATTTTACTTTGATTATTGCGGAAATAATTATAATACACAAATAGGGGAGGTTTGGAAAAATGAAAGCGAATATGTTTATAATTTTAAAGGATTTATACAATAAAAATATTTAGAATATATAAAATAAAACAACAGGGAAATAAGTTAAGGCTAGAGATAGTCTTTTTTTATTTCCTTAAATTATAGAAAGGATAGCGATATGAATGTAGATTTAATAGCACTAGTAGGATTTATAAGCACTATAGTAGGTATAATCTTAGGAATCCTAGGATATAAAAAGAAAAGTGAAACTGACATTAGAGAAGATACTCAAAAAGAAACTATTTTAAGTACTAAGCTTGATTATATAAGTAAAAATGTAGATGACATTAAATTAGACTTAAAAAGTAAAGTTGAAAGAGATGCTAAAATAGCTGAACGCATTGTAAAAATAGAAGAAAGCTTAAAAGTAGCTCATCATAGAATAGAAGATTTAGAAAAGAAAGAAGGAATGTAGAATGGAAAACATAATAAAATTTGTACCAGAGCAATTATTAATTTTAGTAGCTGCTCTTTATGTTATAGGAATGTTTTTAAAGAAAACACCTAAAGTTGTGGATTGGAGTATTCCGTGGATATTAGTTGTTTTAGGTGTAGGATTTAGTGTAGCTATAATGGGTATAAATCCTAATTCAATTTTACAAGGTATTATATGTGCATTTGGAGCTATTGCAACTAACCAATTAGTAAAACAAACAGTAAATAAATAAAAGCTTATATAAGGCAATAGAAGGGCTAGAAATAGTCTTTTTTATTGCCTTTAATTATATAAAATTTGCGACCGACATAAGTGTCGCTATCAAAATATATAAAAGAAGGAATGTAAAATGTTAAAAGGAATAGATGTATCAGAACACCAAGGAAGAATAGATTGGGAAAGAGTAAAAGGTAATATAGATTTTGCTATATTAAGAGCTGGATATGGTAGAAATAATATAGATAAACAATTTATAAGAAATATAGAAGAATGTAATAGATTATGTATTCCAGTAGGTATTTACTGGTTCTCATATGCTTGGAATACTGAAATGGCTAGAAATGAAGCTAGATATGTGCTAGAAGCCATTAAAGGTTACAGAGTAGATTATCCTATAAGCTATGACCTAGAATATGATACTTTAAACTATGCATCTAAAAATGGAGTTACTATAGGAAAAAGATTAGCTACAGATATGGTTAAAGCCTTTTGTGATGAAATAAACCGTAACGGATATAGAGCTATGAACTATACTAACCAAGATTTCTTATTAAATAAATTCTATATGAATGAGTTAACTAATTATCCATTATGGTATGCATGGTATAACTCTAAACTTAATAGAGATTGTGCTATATGGCAATATTCAGAAAATGGACAAGTACCAGGTATTCCAGGTTCATCTGTAGATATGAACTATTGCTATGAAGATTTCTTAAAAGAAGATTTTACACTAGAAAATGCTACTACTTGTAATGTCGACACTGAATTAAATATAAGAGCTAAGGGTAATGTTAATTCTAATATAGTTGGTAAAATACCAGCTGGAGAAAGATTCAGAATTAAATGGGTAGATTCTGATTATTTAGGATGGTATTACATAGAGTACCAAGGTATTACTGGATATGTAAGCCAAGACTATGTAGAAAAACTTCAAATGGCTACTACTTGTAATGTTAGATTCAGTTCTTAAATGTTAGAGAAGAAGGATCATTAAATTCAAGAATAGTAGACAAAATAAATTCAGATGATATTTTTAGAATAGATTGGGTAGATGAAGATTTCATTGGATGGTATAGAGTAACAACTAAAAATGGAAAAGTTGGATTTGTTAATGCTGAATTCGTTAAGAAACTTTAATTTAAAAGATGTGGATAGTTTTCATACTATCCACATCTTTTTTTATTTTAGGAGTTTATTTATAAAAATAAAGTTAATATATATTTTAATTATTGTAATTTTATAAAACTCTATACATAATATGGATATAAACTTTTTACATTAACAAAAATGTTATATAATGTTAATATAAATTTATATATATTTTATTAGACGAGAGAGGTGAATATATGAAAAAGAAAATTATAATAGGTATTTTAGTTGTTTTAGTTTTATTTTTAATTTTTGGATTTAAAGAATTTAAAGAAGGATTCAAAGAAGGAGTTAATGAGGTGTTAAAGACAGAACAATTAAAATAAAGTCAAATTAATATAATTGATTAGGGAGGAATTATGAAGGTTGGATATAGGAAACCGAATCTTAAAAAAAGTGTCAAAGCAAGAACAACTGGAAAAGTAAAAAGACAGATAAATAAATCTATAAATCCTACATACGGGAAAAGTGGAATGGGATGGGTTAATGATCCTAAGAAGGCAGCTTATAATAAAGTATATAATAAAACAACAAGTGGAATTAATGACAGTATAAAAGATAATACAGAATATTTAAATAATTATGAGAAGCATGAAGAGGAAAAGGAAAGTATATTTAGTTTAATAGCACTTATATTTAAATTTATTTTTAGTCTAGTACAAGTAATATTTTATTTAATAGTTCTTGGAGTTATACTTTACTTTATGTTTGTAATAATTTTTTAGGGGTGATATAAATGAAGAAGATATTAAGTTTATTAATGGTAGTATTAATGTCAATGCTTTTTTTTATAGGATGTGGAGATAAAGAAAAGAATAATAATCAAAGTGCAAATAAGAATATAAGTCAAAACATAAATGAAAATAAAGATTCAATGTTAAGTCAAGAGGAAAAGAATTCGTATAAAGAAAAAGCAAAAAAAGCTTTAGTTGGACTTGAAGTAAATGATATAGATGTATTAACTCAAAATAAAACAAAGGAACCAATAATATCAGTACAAGTAGTATTTAATGGAACTAAGGGAAATATAGATAAAAAATCATTGGAAAATTTCATAAAAAATATAAAGGAAAGAATAGAACCAGTTTCAAAATTATATGACATTACAATATTAGATAAAAATACTCAGGTAATAGCAGCAACAAGATATGATAGTGATGGGGAAATAACTTTTTTTGAATAA